CAGAGGCCGGCGAGGTAGGCGACTAGGAGGGCAGAGCTGATCACGGGGCTAGAAGGCGCGTTGAGGGTGCGACAGGGCCATGGACAGCGGCGGGGGCCTTGAGAGGGCTTCCTGAGGCGCACAGGGGGCACTCTGCACGGTTTGGGAATCGGAGGGCATCAGGCTGCAGAGGGATAGGTCTTGGCACAGGGGCGAACGTCCACCATCCAGCGGCGGTTCTCCAGGACCATGGTTGAGCGGCCCAGTTTTTCGATGGTGATGTGGTGAGGGTTGGGCGCGTACCGAACGACCCATCCGTTTTGCCAGTCGTCATTGATCAGGCGTTCCACGGGGGCGCCAGGGGCAGGCAGGGGGTTTGTCACGTCAGGGGCAGGGTGACAAACCTCTTCAGGCAGGGGTGACAAACCCCCCCCTCCCCCCTGGAGGGGTGACAAAGGGGTAAAAGGTGACAAACCCCTTCTTTCCTGTACACGCGCGAGGTTTTCCACAGGTTTGTCCCCTTGCTCGGGAGGGTTTGTCCCGGGGTTTGTTCGGTTTGTCACGTTTGCCACCCCTTCCCGGGGGAGGGGGGTGTCTGCAGCGGCAGAGGCAGGCAACGCGGGGCCATAAAGGGCAGACGGCCGACCGCCCACCTCAGTGGTTTCGCCTTCCCCGACCTTGCGGATCAGGCCCTTGTGCATGAGGGCCGACAGGCAGCGGTGGATCTTGTTGCGCTCCACGTTGAGGTGACAGGCCAGCTCGTTGGCCTGCACGGGAAAGCTCCCCAGGTGCCAGCGGTCCGCGATGTAGTCGAAGACATCGGCTTGGCGGCCGGTCAGCTCGCGCTCGGCCTCGGCAAACGCCTCAGCGTGCAGGGCATCAGCGCCGTTGCCATGGCTGATCCAGCCCTCATCCTGCAGCTCGGCCAGCAGGGTGCAGCCTTTGGCGCGGCCCTGCGTCTTCAGCACGATGCGGTAGTCGCTCTGGGTCTGGCCTTCTACCGGCTGCTTCAGCCAGTTCATGAGGATAGTGAGGCTGGCCGCCGCGGGCAGGGCATTGCTGCCACGGCTGGCGTTGGTGGCATTGCCACCGCTCACGCTCTTGTTGCTGTGGTGAATGACCACGATGCTGGCCTGATGCGGTGCCAAGGCCTGCGACAGGTCACGGGCAGGGCCATCAAAGGCGCTGGTGGCCTCATCAATCGCCAGGGGGCTCACGCAGGCGTGGTAGCTGTCCAGCAGGAACAGGGCGCCGGGGTTGGCGGCTGACACCTCGGCCAGGTATTCGATGCCCTCATCGGTGAGGTGGAGCGGTGCCCCGGTGTGCCAGAGCATCTCGATCGGGCCGCCCAAGGTGCCGTCACCGTTGACCAGGCCCTCGCGCTTGAAGAGGGTGTGCCAGTCGTTCTCAGGCTGGTCGGTGCCGACGATGTAGACAGGCGGGCACTCACCGTGCAGCGGCTGGCCAAGGAAGTGCGAATCACCGCGCCACCATGCGGCGATCATGCCGACCATGATTGCGGACTTGCCGATCTTGGGCGGGGCGATCAGCAGGTTGAAGGTGCCTGCCATGACGATGCCCTCCCAGATCCACGGGGTTGGCGTTGTGTCCATGCGCTCACCCCGGAGGCGAGGCATGGGCACGCCTACGGCATGGCCCTGCGCCTTGGCCAGGAAGGAAGATGCGGTCCGCTCGTTGATGGGGCAGCCGATCTCTTCGGCATACAGCCGCAGCAGGTAGTTGCGGCGGATGCGGTCTGACTCGCTAGAGAGGACGACGACGGCGTGCTTTTCGATGAGATCCAGCAGGCTTTGATGCTCTTGGAGCGCTGCTGGTGCTGAGGTGGTCCCGGAGTCTTCGGGTGTAGTACCCATCCTTGGCTTTGGCGGGGGAATAGAAAACGGCCTGGCTGTAGATGCCAAGGCGCTCCAGCTCGTGGAAGGCCGCTAGTTCGGTGCTGGTCTCGTGCGGGTGAGCCTTATCCCAGGCGTCCAGGGCGGCATCACTGCGGGCCTTCTGCAGGGCCGTGTAGTGGCCTTGTTCGGCTAGCTCCGGGTCAAAGGGCACCGGCAACGAGAACGGCACCCACTGCAGGAGGTCAAAGGCCCTGCGCTCAGCGTCAGGGCTTGTCATGTTGGTTGCCTTGTCGGTTCAGGGCTGCGATGCCGACATCAAGCAGGTAGTTGACCCAGCCGGTTTGGGAAAGGGTGGCGGGACGGGTGGCCTCGACCTTTTCCAGGATGGTGGGATCAATGAAGACGCGGGTGCCGTCCATCAGCTGGCATCGGGAGAATCGGAGGCCATCAGCTGCTGGATCAGCAGGCGGAGGTAGGCGCTGCGGGGCAGCGTGTGGTGAGCGGCTCGGGCATCAAGCCACCGGATCATGGACTCGGGCAGATCCAGGGTGATGACGCGGCGCGGTGTGCGGACGATCAAAGCCATAGGGCGAACACAGGGGAACCATAGCGCCTTGGGAATCGGAGGACAAGGGTTTCGACTTCGGAGTCAAGGTGGGGCTACCGTCATCCGTGCCCGGTTCTCCGGCCGGGTGGTGTCGGGAAACAGCCCGCCTGTCATGGGGCGGGCTTTTCAATGCGCGATACCCGCACCTTCCAATACCCCATAGGGGTTAGGGAAGGCGGTGTAGTCTGCCTGTAGCTGACCCTCAGCCCGCACCCCACCATGAACGCCCCCGCCCCAGACCGGCTGTTGCCGTCACGCAGGCGGGAACGTGGCAGTGCCCACGCGGCATCCTGCCTCAACTACTGGCTTGCCAAATCGGAGATGAGTGCCGAGGCACTCGCTGTGATCGCGTCCTGGGGGCTGGGGGAGAAGAGCGGGCTGATGAGCAGCAACGTCAGCCACCTACGAAACGCACGGATCACGCGGCTCAACCTGAAGCTGATCGACGGCCTGGCCGGGGCCAACCTGGCTATCTGGCGCTGGCACGTGCAGGGTGCTGATGCGTGCCTGCAGGCTTTCGGACCACTGAGCACTTGGGAGGTTCGGCCGGAATGGCTGAACCGTGCCATCTGGCTCCACCACCCGGACGACGAAACCGACCCGCTGCAGTTCGCGGACTGGGCCGAGATCTTCGCCGGCTACCTCACCCTCGATTACGTGGGCCTGGCCCTGGCGCCCACGGAGAATCTGAGCCCTGCCCTGGCCCAGCTGCTGGGGGAGCTGACCGCAGGCTCGGGCACGATCATGGACGGCCTCAGGGCGGTGGAACGGGCCTATCCCGTCACCGACCGCGAGCGCGTGGATCTGCTGTTGGACGTGGTGACAGGCCGCAGGGACTACACCCGCGACCAGCTGGAAACCGAGATCGGCAGCCTTGCCATCACCGTCAGCCGACTGCGAGGTGAACCGGACGGGTCGCTGAGCCCTGAGGCGCTGCACTCTGAGCTGACGAGGCGGTCCAACGACCGGAGGCGCACCTAGACGCCTTCCAAACCAGGCCTCTGCCTGCCACGTGAAGCTCAGCCTCTGAGATGTGGTCCTGTTCGCGCAGGATCTGCCAGGCCGTGTCGAGGGCCTCGATGCTGGGGACCGTGATCACAAAAGCCTGAACCATGTCACCTGTGCGGGATGGGTGGATTGGAGGGTGCCGCTGCGTTTTGGCAGAGGCCGGACCTTAAAGCGTGCTTAAGGAAAACTGACGAGATCAGGAGTGAAAGTCTGCCGATATGCACAAGACGCATAAAGCCAGGGATGCAGCCTCCCAAAGCGCAGGGCACCTGTAGCACGGCAAGCGGGCACGGTGCTGTGACGAGAAAGACGGGCAGCCTGCCTCCCAAAGCGAAGGGGCTGGGGTAGGATGCAGCAGTGCCCCAAGGCACCCGCACCACCACCGCAGAAATCATGGCCACCACGCGCAGGGCTCCTGCAGACACGGAGCCCGCAGCCGACAGCCTCGGCTTCCCAAACCTGGCAGGCGTCATCACGACCGATGACGTCAGCACCAAGGGCACCGGCTCTTACCAGGCGGATTACATCAACTGGTGCCGCGTCGCGCACCTGCTCCACGTCCATGCCCCCGGCTGGCAGTTCCACCTGCGCCCCACCGCAGAGGGCCACCACGTCTGGGCAGCCCCCAACGGCACCGGCTACGTCGTCGGATACTTCACCGGCCCTGATGCCGCAGTGACGCCTGACTTCCCTCAGGCGGTCATGGACAACCGCAACGCTCCGGTGCCCATGGATCGGATCAGCGCCCGTGACTTGACCGACTCTCACCGCCGTTGCCTTTGCACGGCTGCAGCGGCCACGTTCGGCCTGGCATGGCAGCTGTGGGCACGGGAGGAGATCGAGAACCCCCACCGGGACACGCCGGCACCGGCATCCCCTGCCCGCACGCCTGACCCGGCCAAGGTGCTGGCCTCGGTGGAGGCTGCCATCACCCGCAGCGACCTCACCCCCTTCGGCATCCGCACCGTTTGCCATTTGTTCAGCGGCGGCGCCACCCAGGCCCTGCGCCAGGTGCCCCAGGAGCAGCTGGAAAAGATCCCCACCTGGATCACCCGGGCGGACAACATCGCTGCGTTCAATGCCGGCACCAACCCGCGCACGGGTGAGGTGGTGCTGGTGCCTGAGCCCTCGGACCTTGAGGATCCCGAAGACCAGAGCCTGCTCAGCCTCGCGGGGGCAGCGGCATGACCTCCACCCTGGACTACAGCCAGTTCCTGCAGCGCAAGGTGCATGAGGGGGCAGCGCATGGCTTTGAGCCCGTTTGGATGCCATCCAACCTCTTCGACTTCCAAAGGTCACTGGTTGAATGGGCCGTGCGCAAAGGACGCGCCGCGATCTTCGCGGACTGCGGGCTGGGCAAGACCGCCATGCAGCTCACATGGGCCGAGAACGTCGCCCGCCACACCGGCAAGCCTGTTCTCATCCTGACGCCCCTTGCCGTCGCAGCCCAGACGATCCGCGAGGCCGAGAAGTTCGGCATCACGGTTGCCCGCAGTGCTGACGGGTCCGTTCCGGCACCCATCACCATCACCAACTACGAGCGGCTGGAGCATTTCCGGCCCTCGGATTTTGCGGGTGTGGTCTGCGACGAATCCAGCATCCTCAAGAGCTTTGATGGTGCCCGCCGCAATGAGATCACCGATTTCATGCGCAAGGTGCCCTATCGGCTGCTGGCTACCGCCACCGCCGCCCCAAACGACTTCATCGAACTCGGCACCAGCTCTGAGGCCCTTGGCTACATGGGGCACATGGACATGCTGGCCAGGTTTTTCAAGAACGATCAAAACAACCTCACCAGCCGGCGAATGTACGGGGAGGCGCCCAAATGGCGATTCAAGGGCCATGCCGAGCGGCCGTTCTGGCAATGGGTCACCAGCTGGGCCAGAGCCTGCCGCACCCCCTCGGATCTTGGCTTTGAGGATGGCCGCTTCATCCTCCCTCCGCTTCAGGAGACAGACCACCTGATCAGTACGGACACCGTGCCCGATGGGATGCTGTTCTCCATGCCCGCAACCGACCTGCGGGAGCAACGGGCAGAAAAAAAGCGCACGGTCCGCGAACGATGCGAACAGGTGGCCGCCATGGTCAACCACACGGGCCAGCCCGCACTGGTCTGGTGCCACCTGAACGAAGAGGGCGACCTGCTGCAGGAACTGATCCCTGATGCGATCCAGGTTGCTGGCGCCGATCGGGATGACGTGAAAGAGCAGCGGCTGATTGACTTTGCTGAGGGCAAAGTCAGGGTTCTGATCACAAAGCCCAAGATCGGGGCCTGGGGGCTGAACTTCCAGCATTGCAACCACGTCACCTACTTCCCCAGCCACAGCTTTGAGCAGTACTACCAGTCCGTCCGCCGATGCTGGCGGTTTGGGCAGTCCCGTCCCGTCACGGTTGACATCGTGCTGACCGAAGGTGAGCGGCGAATCATGGAGAACCTGCAGCGGAAACGGCATCAAGCCGAGCAGATGTTTTCCAACCTCGTGGCCGAGATGAGCAACTCTCTCCAGATCCAGAAAACCTCTTACCCCATCAACACGATCACCGTACCGTCATGGATGTCATTACCGATCGCTACGCCATCTATCAAGGCGACTGCATTGAAGTGATGCGCGGGCTTCCCTCCGATAGCGTACACTTCTCCATCTACTCCCCACCGTTCGCCGGGTTGTACGTTTACAGCTCAAACGAGCGGGACATCTCCAACTGTTCCGACTATGAGCAGTTCTTTCACCATTACGGCTACGTGGTGTCCGAGCTTCACCGGCTTACCCTCCCGGGCCGCCTGACCGCCGTCCATTGCACCGACATACCGACCGGCAACAGCGGCCAGGATGCCCTGATGGACCTGCCGGGCAAGATCATCGCCCTCCATGAGCGCAACGGCTGGCACTACGTCGCACGGCACACGATCTGGAAAGAGCCGCTATGGGTGCGCAACAGGACCATGGTCAAGAACCTTGCCCATAAGACCATCGTAGAGGATGCCGCCTATGCCGGTGTTGCCTCGGCCGACTACCTGCTGGTGTTCCGCCGCAGCGGCGAAAATCCGATCCCGATTGCAAACCCTACGGGCCTTGACCACTACGCCGGGGAGTGCCCTATCCCTGCCGAGCTGCACCGCTACAAGGGATGGAAGGGCAAGCAAACCGAGAACAGATTCAGCCATTGGATCTGGCGTCGCTATGCCTCCTCGATCTGGGATGACATCAACATGGGCAGGGTGCTGCCGTTCCGCGACTCAAGGGATCCCGACGACGAAAAGCATGTCCACCCCCTCCAGCTTGATGTGATTGACCGCGCCATCTGCCTCCGGTCAAATCCCGGCGAGACGGTGCTAACCCCGTTCATGGGTGTTGGCAGCGAGGTCTACGGGGCCGTTCAGCTGGGCCGCCGTGGCATCGGCATTGAGCTGAAGGAGTCCTATTTCAAGCAGGCGATCAAGAACATGGAGATCGCGGTGGAGGACACTAGGCAGCCGGATCAGTCCGACCTGTTTGACCTGATGGAGGTGCCCGCATGAATCGCACCATCAGAAAGGCGCAGTTCCACCGCGAGAACGGCACCGCCATCCGTGGCCAGGATCTGCTGGCCATGCCCACCACGTCGCTGCTGAAGGTGTTCCAGGAGGCCCGGCGCATCCATGCCAGGAACAACGACGCGCTGGCCGCCATGACGTGCGACGAACGGCAGAGCAAGGCAGCGCAGACGATGATGCACCAGCGATCCGTGGCGGCACTGATCTTCAGCGAATCGGCGGTGATGATCGTGGAGCGGCAGCTGGGCATGGGGTGCGAACCATGACCATCTACGACCAAGCCCGCGCCATTGCCGACGCCACCGGCACACCCTGCTTCATCGTCCAACCCGCCCATCGCCCGCCCTACATCGCCCGCACACCGCAGGCCGTAGAGCCCGGCTTCACCATGCTTGCCCGTGTCTTGCCGCACGGTCATCAATCCACCTGGAACCTGCAATGACCTTCCCCAAGCTCAGCATCAGCCTGTTTCCCCCGAAAAAGACAGGCACCAAGTACATCGCCAACGGCAGCCTCCGCTTCACCGTGGAAGAAGCCGCGCAGTTTGCGGAATGGCTCATGGCTCAGCCCGGTGAGCACGATGACTACCTGAATCAGCCGGTGATCAGGGTGCCGGCCTTCATGTACGAGAACGAGTCCAAGCAAGGCCAGGCGTATCACACAGTGCAGCTGGTGGATCTGGACGGGCAGCAGGCACCGCAGCGGCAGGCGCCGGCACGGCGGCAACCTGCGGCAGCACGGGAGGAGGCTTTGCCGTTCTGATGCCTGAGGCCATCACCTTCACGGTCAGGGGAATGAAGCCTGCCTCGCAGGGGTCAAAAGTCTTGATGCGTGGCCGGATGGTTGAATCCTGCAAAGACCTCCCACGCTGGCGCTCATTGATCGCTCGCACGGCTGAGGCACTCGGGGTCGGGGTCATTCCCGGCCCCGTTTCTCTGTCTGTGACCTTCATGATGCCCCGGCCCGCAGGGCACTGGACCAAGACCGGGAAGCTCAGCAGCAGGGCAACCCCATGGCCCTCGGTGAAACCTGACGCGGACAAGCTCTTGCGGGCCGTGGGCGATGCCTTGACCGGCGTGCTGATTGAGGATGATGCCCGCGTGGTGAACATCGCCGGCAGCAAGCGGTACTGCGTGGGAGACGAGCTGCCTGGGGCGATCATCACGATCGTCCCGTTGTAGAATGAGAGTCCGCACCACCATCAAGCCATGACAGATTCAACTGCTCGCAGGTTGATCCAGCAGCTAGCGGATGAGCCTGCCTCCGCATTTGAGTGCTCCGCTGACCCCGAGGACGAAGACAGACGGACTGAACTCTCCCCACTCTCCCCCGCAGCGCAGGCAGTGCTGGATGCCGTCGAAGACGACTGCATACATCCCACAGACCTACACCGCATTGCCGCCGCCGCCCTGCGAGCTGCAGCGGATCAGGTGGTGCCGGAGCTTGGCAGGCCCCGCACGGCAGATGAGCGCACCTTGTATCACGAAGGACGGCTTGATGCGGTCATTCGACACAGACAGCATCTTCTCGCCATTGCCGCCGAGCTGGAGGGTGGCAATGGCTGACCGCCTTCAGCCTGGCGACGTCTGGAGCCATAAAGGCATGGGCCTGTTGTACGTCACCGACGAAGATCGTGATCTTCATCCCGGATATTGGAAGTGCTACTGGAGCATGAACGGCAACCCCAATGGCCCGTCAACCTTCATGGATCCCAGTAGGACTGAGAACCTGACCCTAGTCAGCCGCTGGGGTGAGCGGGACGAGAACGGCAACTGGAGGTTAAAGCCATGACCGAACCATCCGAGCTGGCCGGGCTTCTATTGTCCGCCGACGGCAGTGATACGCCTGTTCTCTTTGTTGAGCATGAGTTTCTCTATGGGTCAACGCTGACGGCTTGCGCTAGATGCCGAGAATGGATAAGGATAACAACCTGGTCTCCACAAGAGACAATGCGTGAAGTTCAGGAATGGCAAGGCGCCCATCAATGCAAGTCGCAGCCTGCACGAGGCGGCTAGAGTGAAGTCTAGTGGGTTTTCCACCGTTGGTTGACCGGGCCGCCTTAGCCATTTGCGGGCGGCTTTTTCGTGTCTGCAGGCAACCTACGCCAACGCAATAGGGCAATGGCAAAGGGCAGAAGATACGCCAGAGATGCACGGGGCAGGTTTGCCAGCGTTGGCGCTACCGCTCGTGGTGGACGGCTTGCCAAGGCCAGCGGCAAGCGTGCCACGGTCATTGCCAAAGCCGCAGGAGGCGGCAAGGGCACCATTGCCAAGCCTCGTGGGCTTCAACCGGGCGCACTCAGGCCCAAAGCACAGCCACAGCCAAGGGCAAAGCAAACGACAAAGCTGCCCAAGGCGCCCAACCGCATAGCAAAGCCTCAAGGGCTCAGGCCAGGCGCCGTGACTGAGCGCCAAATGGGCCGCATCACCTCCGCCATCAAGAAAGACGAGGCCCGGATGGGACGGGCAAAGGCTGCCACTTCTCGCAACAGGGGAGAGCTAAGCATGGCCACGATCAGGATGAACAACCCCTATCCCAAAACCAAGCGTGAGGCCAACAAGGAGCGCAAGCGTCGCCAATCTCTTGTGGACAAAGCGCAGGCAAGAGTTGACAAAGGCTATGCGGCTCAGGCTGTGATCAACAGCCGGATTCAATCCCAGTACGACGCCATGACTCCGATTGGGCGCGTAAGGGCAGCGGGCGCCAGCCTGCCCCGTGTTGACCGCAGTTCTTCTGTCAGTCAGCGCAGCCTGTTTGGTGGCGTTGATCGCAGCTACTCACGTCGCCGCCGCTGAGGGTGCCTACAACGAAACCCCCAGGTTTCCCCAGGGGTTCCGTCCGCACCCTCCCCCGACCACACCAGGCAGCCAAAGGAGAGACAGCCGACACCACTCGCTGCTGCCCAGCCATCCTAGAGCCCTCCCGCCACTGCACTGTGTAGACATGTGAAAGGTGGCTGCCATGGGGGTTCCCAATGG